GTTCAAATCTGTCGTAATCAAATCCCTGATCCTTAAAGATCGGATTATTCTTTATTCCGCCTACCGTTTTATCCGGATTAACGGATGTTGTAAGCTGCACACTTCTCTGCAGGCTCTGAACTGCTTTTTGTACTCCGGCATTCATGGATCCGACCGGAATATTCTTCTCAAATCCGATTCCCATACCAAGAGCCATCATCTTACCAACCTGGTCCCGGAATACTCTCGATGGCGAATGAATACCAAGTTTTGATTTCACCCAATTGAGTGCATTATCCGCCGCGTTTGCAGCTGCTTCTGCCAGGCTTTTTGCCGCACTTGTTAATCCACTTGCAATTCCCCGGATAATATTCATACCGACACTGCCCCAGTTTACACTGGTAAATGCATTCTTGATCTGGCTGATCATGGATGGGATCTTACCAAGTAATGCCGGAATGCCCTGAACCAGTCCGACTGCGAGCTGTGTGATGATCTTCACACCAGTCTGTATAATCTTCGGCAGGTTCGTAATAATCGTAGATGCCAGCTTGCCGATGATAACCGGTGCTTTCGCTGCCACCTGCGGAATCGCGTTTGCAATTCCCTGTGCCAAGCCTTCCATTAACTGTAATCCGGAAGTTATTAACTGCGGAAGATTACTGATCAGCGACTCAACCAGAGTCAGGATCATCTGTACCGCTGCCGGAATTAACTGCGGAAGTTGTGCGCCCAGGCTGCTTACCAGAGTTGCTATGATGCTTGCGCCTACGGAAATGAGCGATGGTAGATTTGCTGTAATCGCATTCATCAATCCCAGGATCAGGGTTGCACCAGATGAAATCAGTCCCGGAAGTGCTGCTGTGATTCCTGCTCCAAAGTTAGATATAATCTCCGGTCCTTTGGTCTGCGCCAGAAGCAGGATCTGGTCAATCTGTGTACCGAACTGACTGTAAACCAGTCCAAGACCGGCTACCACAACGGCTGCAACTGCACCGAAATTCATCAACCCTACAAATGACGGAATAAAGCCGGCTACTGTTCCAAGAACTCCATGCAAAGCAGAACCAATCTGTCCGCCCCATGCTCCCAGATAACCGGCAGTATCTCCAAGTAATGAAAACGCGCTTGTAATCCTGGGGATTTTTGATGCGATTGCAGAACCGATTTTGCCGACCGCCCCACCAATTTTTCCCGGAACACTGGAAACGACCTTGCCGATTTTTCCGACAGTAGCTGACAATTTCGGAGTCAATACCTGAAACGGTCCCGTAACTGCGCTGCCGATCCCTTTCAGGCTACCCGTAAAATCTTTCTGGAAATTTGCAGCCGATTTTGTTGCACTTTTGAATCCCTTCGGAAGCTTTCCAAGTTCAGATAAAACACCAGTTGTAAGTCCGCTGAATCCGGATACAGCTGACTGTACATTACCAATCTGTGATCCAAATAACGAGATCACTGGTCCAGCTCCCGCAAGAACTGCTGCAGTCTTGCCAAGATTCATGAGCTCATCCGTACTCATGTTCTTTAACCTATCTGCTAATTTTCCGACACTATCTGTAAGTCCCTTTAATTGCGGAACCGCTTCACCGATTTTTCCGGATAAGGATTCCACCACATCCATTCCGGTCTTTCCCAGACGCGGGATCATTTGACCAAGATTATTTAAGATATTCTTTGCCGCTGTCCAGAATGTGTCAACCAGGTCGTCCGCACTGATTACACCGGCTTCAAAATTTTCCCAGGCGGCTTTAGCAGAATTAACAGAACCTTCAATCGTTGTAGAGGCTTCTTTTGCGGAAGTTCCTGTGATTCCGAGATTTTGCTGGACTTTGTGAATTGCCTGAATCATCTGGTCAAACGTTACATTATCCAGATCTTCTATTTTTTCATTTAAGATACCGGAATCATTGATCAATCGGATCATTTCCGACTGTGTACCGCCGTAACCTAATTTAAGGTTATCCAACATTGTGTAATTCTGCTTTGCAAAGCCCTGATAGGCATTCTGGATATCCTGCATATTCGTACCCATCTTATTGGCATTGTCTGCCATATCAATGATCGCCATATCTGCTATCTCTGCAGCCTTTGCAGTATCTCCGCCTAAGCCCTGTAGTAATGATGCTGAAAAACTTGTAACCGTTGACATGTAATCATTAGCAGAAAGCTGTGCTGTTTTGAACGCATTGTTCGCATTCCTGATTACTGTCTTGGCACTATCTTTAAATAATGTCTCTACACCGCCGACCTGCTGTTCCATATTGGCGACTACGCCAAGGGAAGATTTTACAATCGCCGCTGCTCCAGCTCCTACAGCTGCAACAGCTCCGGTCATTGCCTTGCTGACTACAGATAGGCCACTTTTTCCAAGACTTCCAAGCTTATTTATGCCTTCATTGAACCCACTCTCATTGATTTTGGTATCAAAATTCAAATATCCATCTGCCATACTATCATCCTTTCTGATAGCACGGCTCAGGGGCTCACAAGTGCTTAATTCTTAATTTTTATCTCCACCTCCCGGCGGCATTTGCGGCATTTCACATACAGTCCGCTGCACACTGCAGTATCTGTGTAAACAAGCAGATGCTGACCGCAGTACGGACACGGATACCACTCACGCCGTGTCGGTATTTTAATTTCCATCATGAGAATATCTCCAATCTCATAATCATCAAGCTTTCGCTGTTTCTTTTTCAGTGCAACAGCTCTCTGGATCTTCTTGATCCGTTTACGTTCGTCCTTGTCCCGGATTGTTCCAGGATCAATCGAACGATACATAATCCGTTGTTTAATCTCTGTACCATCCGGCAACCAGTCAAACAAGCTCCGGAACTCCCACCAGTGCATATATTCAATCTGCTGCAGGTCAATTCCATATGCCTCCCGGAACGCTGCATAAATGCAGCCGGCATCTTCCGAAAAAGAAAATACCGGCTTTCCACTTCTCTGCTGCTCTTCCTCTTTATCTTCCAGATCATCCTGGTACATCCTTTTGCACATCAGGAAATCTCCAAGTGCATAAATTGCAGCTTCAATATCATCCGGAATCTGATCCAGATACCACTGCAACAGAAGTCCACATTTGATCTGCCACGGAACCGAGTCGTCTTCAACCAGCTCCGTAAAACGGATCCATTCGCGGAAATCTGTCACGATCGGGTAGTACTCCCCGTTCACTTTGACTTCTTCCGGAAACTGCTCATATAAAATATTCATGCTCTGCTACCTTCCAGTATTGGAATATTTTCCTTTACCATACTGTTTCTGGTAGTTTCTTCTCTGCTGACGGTTTCCATTTGGCTGTGACTGCGGATGCGGGAACTGCTGCGTTGTATTTTGATTTGGTACATACTTATCATATTTATCATCCAGTTTCTTTGCTTCTGCTGTTTCAAAGTCTAACAATGATTCAGCCGCTTCGTTACACAGCTTGATGCTGTTCTTTCCGCAAAGGATCCGCTCCCCTGCTCCCTCGCCAAACAGGGTATCGAAGAACACATAAAAACACGCGCACTGCGCGCGGATGATATCACTCCGCTTTCCGGTTACGGGAACCTTTTTCCCTGCTTCAAACATTTCTGCTTTTGCTTCCTCTAACACATCTAAAAAATCCGCATCCGTGAAATCCACTTCTGCTTCAAAATTTCCAAATTTCCAAAGGCTCATAGGCTCACTCTCCCATTTCTTCTTTATTCTCCGCCAGCAGTGAATGTACAGGTCTTCCATTCGTCTGTGGTGGTTGCAGTACCCTTTGTGATTTCTCCGGCCGCTTTAAAGCTGCCTTTGTAAATCAGGGCATCCGTACCGTCCCCTTCTGTGTCCGGAATTACACTCCATGTTCTCTTTCGTGCGGTACAAGTTGTTTCCGATGTCTTCTGTTCAAACAGATCTACCACCACAATATCAACCTGTGCTTCTGTTCCGAGAATCTCATCATCGGTAATTGCTGCAATCTTTTCATGTACCAGATCATTGGTATACCGGTCAAATTCGTAATCGATTGCCGGCGCATAACCGACTACGTCACTTCTTTCAGACGCCTCATCCACATACTGCCGGCTGTACTCTGTCGAGTTCTTTCCATCCGACAGCGATGTAAATCCCGTCATTCTGGTAAATGTCTTTCCTGATCCGTCAGCGTCCATAAAAGCCACTCTCTTATGCCAACTAACATTTTTTCACTTGCCATTTCTTCACACTCCTTACTTATAAATCAATCTGCAAATCATCTGATACCGTCCCAGATCGGCCTCTGCACTAAACAAATAGCCGGACTGCAGCACTTCAACTTTTATAGCATCGTGCCCGTCCAGCTCTGGAACAATATCATTCAAGTTATTCTGTTCTGTCCACTCTTCAAAGTTCTGATAAAAACCACTGTTGGCAATACCGGTTCTTGCATCCCCATCGTAGGCTTCCTTACTTGTCAGAGCGAACTGGAACTGCTTCAGACAGCTCCCGTCCACATATCTCTTATAGATAGGATCTACGCCGATTGGATCAATGGAATATTCCATTCCATCACCAAGATAATCAATATTGATCTTCCGGTTATCGATATCTGGATAAGTCCTTACATACTCCCGGATACTATCAATAATCGGTTTCCGTTTACTGTCCGGCAAGTTTCTCAGCTCCTTCCCTTATGGCATCTTTATGGCTTGCTTTCATTGTTTCAAACCATCTTGCCTTAGTTTTATGCTCATAATACTGCCGGCGGGCATACGGGGCAAGATATTCAATGGATCCGGAACCGATCACTGTACCAAGTGTCCCAGACTTAATCAGCATCCCGGTTCTTCTCGGTGTCAATGGATTCATGTAGCGTAGACACTCGGAATCCACAAATGCCTGCGCCCTTGAAAATCCCTCCGCTTTTTTCTGTGCGAATCCCGGAGCCCATTCCAGCCGTGCTGTGGTAGAACCATTCTTACCAGTCACTGTAAATACGCTGCCTCTCGGAGTTGTGATCCGGAATTCTTTCTTTCCTGCCATCTTACTCGCCTCCGATCCGCCAGTGCGGAGTCGTACCAAACCGGTTGTCCGACCAGCTTGTCACCTTGCAGTGCTTCTGGAACACGGCTTTCAGATCTGCAGGTCTTTCAATCGCAATCTGACACTCTCCCAGGACAATCTGATCATCATTCTGTATGGTCCAGTATCCATAACCTCCACAGCAAGCGAACTGATCCGGCGGAAGATACTGCCCTGCTTCCGGAATATCCGCGGGAATCCGGATTTTGTAAACCTCCGCACCTTTCAGTCCATTATCCGTAACTGCTGTCTTATGGTCCACATATACATGCACACCGTGAAGAACGGTTCTATGCCAGGTATCATAATTGGATGCATCTCCGCTTATTCTGTTATAAACTGTCACATCTGCATTTGTGATCACACCGCACCCCTACCTTTCTTGACAGCCATCCAGTAGGGAGAAGATAAGGATATACCGCATCATACACCTTTTTCTTCACCATCTCTTCCGCTGTCTTTCCATCCGTCTGCTCTGTGACATAGGTCACACTGTAGCCATCGTTATTTTCTGACTTCACCAACGGGGTTCCTGACTGTTGCTGCGCATTGTATTTGTAATAAACCTCTGCTGCAGCACAGACCGCATCCTTTACCACGTCATTTTCCACGGCAAAGATATCACCTTTCACATAGGTCAGATGCCGGATATAGGCTTCCGCCTGCCTTTCGGCTTTTCGGAAGTCCTGTTCCGGAATGGTTTTTCCTCCATATTCATCTGCATAGTATCCATACGTGATCTGCATGGATTATCACCTTCCCTTACTCGCCAGCTTTCAGAATTGCAAACGGACATCTCTTGCTCTTGTCCGTCTTCAGCGAATTGATTGGATTCGGGATCTCCCATCCGAGACGCATCACTGCACGAAGCGCAACCATATCGTTCTGCATCAGGTTGTATGCGATTGTGCCATCTGTATTCTGGACAACACCTTCCGTAAACAGCTTGAATGTAATATCCTGTCTGATGGAATATACCAGCTGTGAGAAATCTCCGGAAATCATAAGCGCCTTTGACTTATCAAACGCTCCATTGTTCGGGAAGTTCATTGGTGATCCGTCAAGCGCATACTGTGTGGTTCCCTGCAGATCCTGTTTAAACAGCGGATCTCCATTTGCATTTTTCAGACCTCTGAGTTTCGCCCTCATGGAAATGTCCGCCATGTGACCGTTTACAAAGTATCCGCAGTCTTCAATATGTGCGATCACTCCGTCCTCTGCCATGATCTTGTCATACAGACTGTCTGCGGCTCCTAATGTTACGACTGCTCCCGCTTTTGCCGCGGTTGTAACCACATCTTCTCTCCATGTGTTCGGTTTATTTTCACCGAACAATACTGCGCTGTCGATGACCTTTCCAAATGCTTCTGTAACTCTCGGTTTTACTTCTCCCCAGATGTCATACTCAGAATCATCCAGAACTGCTTCCGGAATCGGAACAATAACCGCAATTTCTTCGGCGGTGATAAACTTCTTATCCCATGCCTGCTTTGTAGTTTTCTTCTGCCCGTTATCGCCATTTACGAAATAAGCGATCGGCAACATATCCAGTACCGGCATTTTGTACTGCTTGCTTGTCATGTTCGCCAGCTTACGACCTCTTGACAGGACTGCTGACTGTGCGATCGTTCCCTGAATAATCTCATTGGATTCCTGGGTTGGAATCAGAGACTCTGCTCCGGTACGGTCAATGATGTTTGCGTCTGTGTCAAACAATCTTAAATTCATTCTTCTATTCTGCATTTACTCTACCTCCGTTATCTTCTCGCGGCAGCTCTGATTCGGTCATTGATGGAAGCGTTCATGTTTCCACCAGAACCATTTGAAGCGTTACCTGCTGAAGAATCTGCGATCCGGTAAGAACCTCCACCGGCAAATCTCGGATTCTCCTTCAGAAACTTCTCTGCTGCCTTTTCAAATGTCGTTTTATCATCTACCAATTTGGAAACCTTGTAAGTCACATAGTCCAGATCATCCGCCTTGACACCTTTTCCGGATAAAAATTTCTCGTTCTTCATCTGCTGGACTTCATTTCTGGAATTTTCCAGATCCTGCTGCAGCTGTGTCACATTCGGCTGATTCTTTTTCTGCTGTTCCTTATAATCGGCAATTGCCTGATTCACCTGCTGTTCTGTCATTCCCTGCTGCTGAAAATAAGAACGAAGTGCCGCTTTTTCGGCTCTGTCTGCTCTCGCATTGGCAATCTCTTCTGCCTGCGCAAAGCTGTATGAACCCTGATTTCCTGATCCGCCGGCATTTCCCTGGCTGCCGTTACC